CCAAGGAGTGAAACTATGATGGATTTTCATGTGACGTGCAATGTCGATAAGCTGCTGAAGGGTGTGCGCGATGTTCGCGAGAAGCAACTGCCGTATGCGATGAAGGAGGCGGTGAACGCCAATGCGTTCCGGGCCCGCCGTGCGTTAATCAAGGATTACCCGCGCAAGTTTACTATGCGCTCGAAAGGATTACCGAACCTGATCCGCATTGACAAGGCCGACAAGAAGGTGCCTGCGGCCCGCATTTTCCTGGACAAGTTGTTTATGGCCCGCCAGGAATACGGTGGGGAAAAGGTCGCCAAGCCGGGAAAGGGCGTGGCTGTTCCTCGTCCTGGCGTTACTGAAAAGGGCGGGTTGACGTCGAAGGGCTCTGTCAAGCCGGGGTACTACGTTTCGGCGTTGCTTGCCGATGCGGAAAAGAACAAGCGCCGTTCAAGGGTCCGAAATGGCCGTAAATACGGAGAAAACAGGCCGTCGGCACGTAAAAGCTCAAAGTATCATCCGTTCGAGATGGAACGCACCGATGGCGTGCGCTTTATCGCCCGTCACATTGCCGGATCGCGAAAACTGGAATGGCTGTATGCGCTTTACCCGAAGGTGGTTGTGCCGGCAAGATGGGGATGGCAGAAGATAGTGAAGTTCTTCTACGAAAAGTACATCAAGTCTGACTTTGAGGCTGCTTATCGGAAGGCTCTGGAGAGCGCGAAGTAGAGGACGTTGTTTCTGACATTGTTGCTACGCAAAAAGCGGATACAATGTAGACGAAAATCGCAACTATAATTGGCTCTATTCCAGATTCGTGCAGAATGTTTATTCCGTCAATTTCAATCTGAGAGCAAAAATGGTGGCCTAGTGCATAAAATCCCCAATAAAGGCAAGCGTAAACTACATGCCTTATAAGTTTTGTTGAGGATTTGTTCTGCTTTTCCATACCCATAATATAACCAAAATTAACCAAAAAGGCAAACAAAAAGTTAATCCAAGTTAAAACAATGGTTAAGCCATTTGCGGTCCAAAATTATTGTGTTACCAAAAACGCCGTTAGCTATTGCATTAAGGCTATTTTGGTGCTATGGCTCAACTGTATCCTGTCGAACTCTGCGAAAGCATGGTCGCCAAATCTAGGGCGGCACTCGAAAAGGCCCTGGAGGCCGAGAGTTATTCTATCGGTGGCCGGTCGCTGAACCGCGCCTCGGTGGATAAGTGTCAGCAACAGTTGGACTTGTGGTTGGGACGTCTCGCCACGGCGAAAAGGTTGCGCCGTGGCAAGGCGTTCTGTGTCGCGTCGATTCCGCATTAAGGGCTATGGCAAAGAATCTTGTAGGTGCTCATGGAATTGCATGGAAAGGGGCTTCGATTGTAACTGAAGCGCTCCGGGCTTTCTATGCTCCTGCTGGTTCTGCCGACCGCGACATTGCGGGCGACCTCGATGTTCTGCGTCGCCGCAGCCGTCAGCTCTTCCAGAATAACACGTTCAGCCGTGCGATGATTTCGAGTTTCGACACGAATGTTGTCGGGACCGGAATAAAGGCACGCCCGAACCTGATGCTGTCCGAAATGCTCGGGCTCACAAGTGAAGAAGCGGAAAAGTGGGCGAACAAGACGAAGGTCCTGTTCAACCTCTGGGCGACCGACAAGAAGTGCGATGCCGAAAAGACGAACAACTTTTTCCAGTTGCAGGACCTCGCGCTGAAAACGGCGCTGCTGGGTGGCGACTGCTTCGCGCTTTCTTGCTTCGACAAGAACTTTGCTCCATACGGAATGAACATCAAGTTGCTCGAAGGCGAACGCGTGCAGAACCCGCTCGGGCAGATGAATTCCGATGCGCTTGCCGAAGGCATCGAGGTCGACAAGAATCACGCTCCGGTGTCTTACTACTTTACGCAGAAGCCCGTATGGAGTTTTGACGACTATACCGATTTTGTGGACTCCGTCAGGGTTCCTGCGTTCGATGCGTTTGGCAATCCGAACGTGGTCCACGTCTTTACTGCAGACCGCACGGACCAGCGTCGCGGCGTGCCGCTGCTCGCTCCCGTCATTTGCCAGTTGAAGCAGCAGGAGCGTTACCAGGATGCCGAACTCATGGCGGCTGTAATCAGCGCGTGTTTTACGGCGGTTCTCGAAAACAATATCCCGGACGAGGCAGAAGATCTTTACGGCAACGTGCCCGAAGAAGAACGCGTCGACAAGACTGACAGTTACGGCAACGCCATTCCTGGCGGTGCGCACCCGTCGCTCGAAATGAAGCCGGGTGCCGTGTGGTCGCTTGCGCAGGGGCAGAAAATCAGCAGCCTTAATCCGCAGCGTCCGAATGTGAACTACCAGCCGTTTGTCGAGAGCATCTTCGCCGAGGCTGCGGCCTCTTGTGGCGTGAGTTTCGAGGTCGTGCTCCGTAAGTTCAATAACAGTTACAACGCCGTTCGTGCTGCTTTGCTCGAAAGCCAGAAGACTTTCAAGAAAATGTGCATGAACTTTGTGGCGGATTTCTGCAAGCCGATTTACGAGAAGTGGCTTGCAAACGCAGTGCTCCTGGGAATTATTGACGCTCCGGGTTTCTTTGACGATCCGATCAAGAGAAAACTTTGGAGCCAGTGCCTTTGGGTTGGCGATGCCGCCTTCTTGCTTGACCCGCAGAAGGAAACTGCCGCCATCAAGATGCAGATTGACGAGCAGTTGATTTCGAGAGACACGGCTTGCGCCATGATCAACGGCGGCGACTACAGGACTGTTGCCGAAGGTCATGCGAACGAACTTGCGCTGCGCAAGGAACTCGGCATCGGCGAACCTGGTTCTGTATCCAAGACAGAGAATTTCAGCGTGACGAGCGATGACCCGGAACAGTCCGCTCTGCAGTAGGTAGAAAATGAAGAAGAGTATGTTGAACAGAATCTTGAGCGCCCGCCTTGCTATCCGCAAGGAAGATGCCGATGTAGTCGCGTCCACGAACCTGAAGGTCGTGGATGACGAAGGACACTTTAAAGGTGCAATGAAGCCCGATGGCGAACTCGACCTGGTAAACAACATCACCCGTCGCGATGACGGCATTGCTGTCATTCATGTCGACGGTGCGCTGTCTTACCGTAGCAACTGGCTTTCTTATTACTTCGATGAGGATACCTACAACAGCATCGAGGCCGCTTTTGATGAATGCCTTGCCGACGAATCGGTGAAGGGAATCCTTTTCAACATCAACAGCCCGGGTGGAGAAGTAAGCGGGTGTTCCGACCTTTCTGATAAAATTTTCAACGCTCGTGGATCGAAACCTTACGGCATTGTCGCCCGCACCGGCGGGATGATGTGCTCTGCCGCCTACTGGCTGGGTTCCAGTTGCGAGAAAGTTTTTACGGCGAGCAACGGAACGCTCGGCTCTATCGGCGTCCTTTGCGCATTCACGAATTTCAGCAAGTCCATCGTCGAGACGACAGTCGTTGTCTCTGACTTGAGCCCGAACAAGGCTCCGGACCCGAGCGACCCGGAAGGACTGAAACTGATTAAGGAAGAATTGAACTCTCTTGCTGAAGTTTTCATCGCCGCCGTTGCCCGTAACCGTGGCACGACTGCTGAAGACGTGAAGAATAATTTTGGCCAGGGAGGCGTGTTTATCGGCGACAAGGCTGTCGCTGCTAACCTTGCGGACGGCGTTATGTCCCTTGATGACGTCTGTGAAGAAATGAAACGACAAGGGATCAGTAATGGAGGTGCCTTTATGGCAACTAACAATAAAGGAGCCGAAGCTGGAAAGCCCGAGGCTGTGGATATGGAAGCCGTCAAGGCCCAGGCTGTCGCCGATTACAAGGCCCGTGTTGCTTCAATCGAAGATGTCTTTGCTGGTCTCGAAATTACCGGCGAAGAAAAGGCCGGATTTGTCGACGGCGACAAGACTGTCGCCGAAGCGACCACTTTCGCTCTCGCGAAGGCCAAGGAAAAAATCAAGGCCCAGGCCGAAGACCTCGCGAAGGCTCGTGCCGAACTTGACGAAGCCAAGAAAAAGCCTGCCGGAGCAAGCGAAAAAGAACGCGCTATCGAAGCGCTTGAAAAGAGCAATGCTGCGCAGAACTCTGTTCACGGCGGTTCCGATGTGACGGCTTCCGACGAAACCAAGAAGCATTCCGAATGGGCTGCTGAAGTAAGCAACGAATTTTTCAAAAAGGGGTAAGACATGTCTGAACTCAAATTCGACAATGATATCGCTGGCGAATTCCCGATCCAGCGCGAAACTGTAAAAATCGGGAAGAACCAGAACCTCAAGCGCGGGACCATCCTTGTCGAGCACATTGAGAGCGATGGTGCAAAGGCAAAGTATTCCTTCGCCCTGTCTGCTTACACTGCCGCCGCCGACAAGACTGTGACGTTGACTATCGGTTCTACTAACTATGTGGCCAATGTCGGTTCTTCCGACACTACGATTGCGGCTGTTCTTGCCAAGGTCGTGGCCGCTGCCGCTGCTGACACCAAGTTTACCGTCTCTGCAGACAACACCAACGGTAAGCTGGTTCTTGAAGCGAAGGAAGTTGGTGAAGATTCCACGACAATCACTCTTGAAACGACCGCCACTTTGACGATTGGTGCCAAGAGCGAAGATGTTGAAGGTGCTGACGCCGTCGAAGGTGGTTTCTTCCCGATTGCCGACGCAACCGAAGAACCTGTCGGCTACCTTCTCAAGGACATCAAGACCGCTGCTGATGAAGCGGGCTATGCCGATATGGCTCGCACCGGCTGCTTTGCCGATACCGCCGCCATCATCGACGAAAACATCGATGCAAAAACCGTCAAGGACAAGCTTGCCGCACGTTGCCTTTTCTTCAAGGGCGTGGTCGCTGTCAAGGACTAACCAAAAGGAGTGTAAACAATGCCTGAAGCAATTACTCTCGAAGATCGTCACGAGCTCACGAAACTCGTCAACGAGAACTTCAAACCCTCTCAGTTCTTCCGCAAGATGTGCGCGACGGACTTGCATAAGACCAAGAACCTCATCCTCCAGCAGGAAAAGCAGACGCGCCTTATCGCTCCGTATGTCTCCGATGACGACGAAGATGGCAAGGTGATTGGCCGCGACGGCTACGAACGCCTTGTCGTGACCGTGCCGACGCTGCACCCGAAGCGCAACCTGACTCGCCGCGATGTCGAAGTCGCTGCAAACGCCGAAATGGTGTTCACTTACGCCAACGGCGGTTCTTCTGCCGAGAAGATCCAGTTCCAGAAGCTGATGAAGGACGGTCTTGAACTTCGCCAGTCCATCGAACGCCGCGAAGAGCAGCAGATTATCGAAGCCATGACTACCGGCAAGGTGGAAGTGATTTTCGATGGCGGCAAGCGCACTATCAACCTGAACATTCCTGCAGGTAACTTGACCGCTGCCGCTGCCGGTGACAAGTTCGATGCCGAAAACTCCAACCCGATTACCTACCTCCTTGCGCAGAAGCGTCTTCTTGCCAAGAACGGTGGCGGTCGCGGTTTCCTTTGCGTCATGGGTTCCGATGCCTATGAAGCCTTCATTCAGAACAAGGCCGTGAAGGAATACATGGACAATCGCCGCATGAACTTCGGCGAAATCGAACCGGGCGAGATGGACACCGACTACGTGACCCGCATGGCTCACATCATCGGCATGGACATCGTCACCTATGACGATTTCTTCTACTCCGAATCGGAGAAGAAGGATATCGAGATGTATCCGAAGGACAAGATCACGATTATCGGTGCCGGTGCCGGCTTCAAGATGCACTACGGTGCCATTGCCGACGGCACTGACGGTTCGCTGAACGTGTGCCAGGCCTACGCCTACACCTGGATCAAGGACGGTAAGTCCAAGATTATCGAGGAAGAATCCTGCCCGCTGTTCGTCCCGAACATCGGTGGCGGCATTATTTCCCGCAAGGTGGTGTAAGGAGCTTATGTCGTGAGCTTCAAGTCGCAAATGGTGGATGACTTGCAGACGGTCTTCCTGAATACGGATGACTTCGGCGAGACTGTTACGCTTGAGCGTAACGGTTCCACCTATGCGATGAAGGGGCTCTATGACGAACTCCCGCTGAATGGCGAGGGATTGGGTGGAAACGTCGATGCGATTTCGCACAATCCCCGCCTTTTTGTTTCTGCCTCCGATTTGCCTGGAGGTGCGCCCCGTAAAGGCGATGTGTTTGTATTGAGTGCGAACGAATTTCATTCTGAACGCAGAATCGTGGCTAAGGATTTTGAGTTTCCCAAAGATGGTGTTGTTGTCTATTACCTGAAGGACCGTGCATGAGTTTGACTCTTTCGTCAATCAAGGAATTGCGCCATGCAGTCGTAAATGCTCTTGTTGCTGCCAATATCGAAGGCATTGGCGAGAATGTGTACGAAGCCAGGCGCGAGAACCTTTGGCCTGAAGAAGGCCTTGTTGCGGTCGTCTACACGGACTCCATCAGGTTCGATGACAAGCGAACCAGCCCGAAAGAGTATGTTGTGTCTGTTAACGTTGTGGTAGATGTGATTTGCCAGAGCGAAGGCGGTAATGTCAATGATACTCTTGACGATGCTTCCGTCGCGGTAATTACGGCTTTGCAGCCGCCAATGCCTGCAGGCGGTTTCTTTGGCGGGCTTACGAAACGCTTTGTCGTGACGGGTGTCGAGAACAACCTTTCTGAGCAGGGTGAAATGAGCCGAGGCTTGCAGCGGATAACGTTCGAGACGATGTTCGGCGTCCCGCTGCCTGTCGGTGGCCCTGTAAATGATTTCTTGCGTGCAAAGACTGCTATCCGGGCTGGTGATAGCGAAGACTTGAAACAGGAATTTGTAACCAATGTGAGGCCGAGTAATGCCTAGAAAAATTTTCTTGAAGCCCGCTGAAGGGGTTACGGTGTTTTTGCCGACCCGTGGGCGCAATATTTTCCCGGAAGGAGAAATGGTCGTGGTTGACTCCTTCGTGGAACGTTGTATGTCCGAGGGGGCGCTTGTTGCGGTTCCTGAAGGCAGGCAGCAGTCGAAAATGAATACCGCGAAAACAAACAGCAAGGAGGAACGGTAATGACTATCCCGTTCAATGAAATCCCGGCGGGCAACCTTGTTCCGATTTTTGCCGTGGAAATCAACAACGAACGTGCATCGAAACCTGGCCCGATGCCGTGGAAAAACCTTTTGATCGGCCAGGCGGTCGGGGCTGTCACGGGATCTACGCCTGATGCCGAAAAGAAGTGGCGTCCGAATACCGACAATACCGGCAAGCTCGTTCGCGTCATGGAAGGCGACCAGGCTGACTCCTTGTTTGGCAGGGGTTCGCAGATTGCCCTTATGGCGAAGAACTTCCTCAAGAACGCTCCCTACATGGAACTTTACTGTCTTGCTCTTGCCGATGAACCGGTTGAATCTGGACAGTCCGTAGATGCCGGCAAGGCGACCAAGACTCTCACGTTTGCTGGGCCTGCCACTGAAAGCGGTTCTCTTTATCTAAATATCGCAGGTCAGGCGGTTACCGTTACCGTGATTGACACTGACACTGCTGCCACGATTGCTGGCAACGTGAAGGCAAAGATTGACTCCCTGGTCGACTTGCCTGTGGTCGCTACTGTTGCGTCCAACGTGGTCACGCTTACTGCGAAAAACAAGGGTGCTGCCGGCAACGACCTTGCGGTGTTCCTGAACTTCAACGAAGGCGAAAAGACTCCGGCTGGCGTTTCGATTACCGAATTCGCGAGCGCCGATGTCATTAAACTTGCAGGCGGTTCGGGCGATACCGAATTTACTGCAGAGAATGTCGGCAACCTTATCGAAGGCACCTGGTTCAACGCAATTGCAATCAACCATGGCGACAACACAACCACTGGAAACGTGTCCTACATTAAGGAAAAACTCGATGAACGCTGGACTGCCATGAAGCAGCAGACGGGCGTCCTGTTCTACTGTGTCGGTGGCGATATGACCGCCGAAATCACTGCAGGCAATGCCCGTAACTCCCAGGTGCTCTGCCTGCCGGGTCTCCCGGATTCCCCGACTGCACCGTGCAATATCGCGGCTGCCGTTATGGGTGCCTGCGCCGTGTCTGCTCTTAACGATCCGGCACTGCCTCTCTCGAATGTCTCGGTGAAGGGCGTGGTTGCTCCCAAGCGTGCGAAGCGACTTGGCGTCACGAGCCGTGACACTATCATGAAGGCGGGTGTTGCCGCTCTGTTCGTCGGCGACGACGGCACGGTTTACCTGAACAGGACCGTGACGACCTACAAGTACAAGGCAAACGGCGCAAGCGATATCAGTTATCGCCAGCTCGAAACGGTTTTCACGCTGTCCTTCCTCCGTTGGGATTGGAACAACTACCTGTCCGGCAAGTATCCGCGTGCGAAACTTGCTGCCGACGGTAACGAATTCGGTCCGGGCCAGGTCGTGATGACGCCGAAGAAGGGCATGTCCGAATTGCTCACCCGTTACCAGGATTGGATGAAGATGGGCCTCGTTCAGAACTTCGACCTCTTCAAGCAGAATGTCGTTGTCGAACTCGATCCGAACGACCCGAACGCGCTGCTGTTCCTCGCTCCCGCTAACCTGATTAAACAGTTCTTTATCAGCAAGACCCTCTTGCAGTTCGAATAAGGAGGTTGTGAAATGTCTCAGTTCGATGACGTTGGCGGCATCTATACGATGTATGTCGACAAGCTTGAATTCCTGCTCAAGGGCGACCCTGAGTTCGATATCGGTGGCACCAAGCGCACGGTAATTCGCGGCGCTGGCGACGGCAAGATCCACGGCAACAAGGTCGAGAAGGTCAACAGCCGTATTTCCGGAACTACCACGAACACTTCCGAGTTGGACATCGAGGCTCTTCGCGAAACGAAGGACGCCACGATTACGCTTTACTGCCCGAACGGCAAGGTGGTCAGTTTCCCGCACTGCTCGTTCACTGGCGACCCGACCGTAAGCGGAGCCGAAGGCGAAGTTTCGTTCGAGTTCCAGGGCGACAAGGCGACCGAAATCATGTCTTGATGATGCCTTAGCTCCTGGGCGTGGGGAGAAATCCCCGCGTCCTTGGGCTTCCGCATTTTTTTTAACAAACAACAAAAGGAGCTAAAATGCAATACAAATTTAAGAAGCCGTTTAAGTTCGGCAATGAAACTATCGAAACCGTTGAACTCAAGGAAGAGTTCAATACTGGCGATATGATCCGCATTACGAATGCAGAAGGAACTGGCGATAAAATGGGGGCTATGCTTGTTGCCGCCACGGGATGGCCGTTGCCTAAAGTTGCTCAGATTTCCATTCCAGATTCTATCGCTATTAGCGAAATTGTCACGCCTTTTTTCGGGCTTGGCGAAGCGGAATCCTCGGAGACGTAGCAATGCTTGGGTTAAAGTTCGGGATGCAGCCATCTGAAATATATAAGATGACGGCTGCCGAACTTTCTTTTTGGGCTAAACATGCTAGAAAAGTTGTTGAAGCGGAGCGAAAACTTTAAGTATGGCTAAGAATGGAATTGAAACTATTATTTCTGTAACTGATGGATTTTCAAAAGAATTTATTCTGTTTGAAAAGCGTGTCCATCATGCATTACAGCCAGTCAAAAAACTTGAAGATTCTTTTAAACGTTTTGATCGTGTTAGCGGTTTCAAAGCGCTTCGCCAAAGTTTATCTGATCTGAAAGATCATTCTTCTTCTGTTTTCCATTCGATAACGAGTATTGGTACTGGCGTTGGTATTATTGCCGGCGCGACTGGGTTGCTTGTTTCTAAAATTAATAAAGTTGCGTTAATGGGCGATAATTTGCTGAAAACGTCTAAACGCCTTGGAATGTCTGTTGAAAGTTTGCAAAAATTTGAATATGTGGCGGAATTGGCGGGTGTTCCTGTTGAAAAAATGCAAAAAAATATGCAGCGACTTTCTTTAGCTGCAATGCGGGCCGCTGGAGGAGTGAAAAAAGAATCTGAAGCGTTTAAAGCTTTGCATATCAAAGCTAAAAATATTGACGGAACGGTCAAAACCTCGGAACAACTTCTTGTTGATTTGAGTTCAAAATTTGTTGGGACGAGTTTAACTGCTACAGAAAAGCTTTATGCGGCGATCGAGATTTTTGGAAAAGAGGGTGGCCAAATGGTCAATCTTCTGAATCAAGGACCTGACGCTATAAAAGCGCAGATGAAGCAGATTGAAAAATTCGGGATAATGACGGAGAAACAGGCCGAGGCTTCTGAGCAGTATAATGACTCGTTGACGGCTATGCATTGGGCTTTCCGTGGAATGGCTGTAGAAATCGGGACGCATGTTATCCCGGTAATGACTAAGGCTGTTGAAAAAATTACGGAGGTGTTTTCTAAAAATAAGGAAAAATATGTAAAGTCGTTCATGAAGATTGTTGAAAAACTGCCCGAGTTGGTTGATGTTTTTCTTGATCGGCTTCCAGGATTACTTCGTGGAATAGCTAAATTTTTATCTGTGATGGAAAAGATTGTAGATTGGTTTGGTATTGTGAATACTTTAGGCGCTCTTGTAATCGGTTCTGTTTTTGTTCCTTTGGCGTCGGCGTTTGTGGCTTTAACAAAGATTGGAGCTGTTCTAGTTCGAGGCTTGTTTGTTGTTATTGTGCATATTGGAAAGATTCTTGTAGGCGCTGCTAAAAAGGCATTGGTGTTTCTGCCGAAGCTCAAACTGAGTTTTTTGGGTGTTGGTGGTGCGGCTAAAGGGGTTGTTCCTGTGTTGAAACGTTTTGGAATGGCACTCAAGGCTTCGTTTGGGCCTCTTGGATGGGGGTTATTGATTGTCGAGGAATTGTGGCCGCTCGTTAAAAAGATTGCTGCTCGATGGGATGAGATGAGTTTTACCAGTTTTGATGGTATCGTTAAATCGTTTGGAATTTTAAGGGATATTACGGTTGAATGGTTGGATTCTTTAGGGCCTGTTGGTGATATCATTAAAGGTATTGGGAAATTCGGTAATAAAATTTTTGGCGGGAAGGTTGATTTTAGCGGTATTCCCGAAGATCCTATTGCAAAAGCGATGGCTGAAATTCCGCCTCCTGAGAGTGTCGAAAAATCTGAACTTTTCCAATCAGTTACTAGTACAAAGACAATTAACAAAAACACGAGCCAAATTATGGAAATTCGTATAAAAGACCCAAATAAGGTGGCTGAAGTTAGAAAAATAGGGTTCAGTGACCCTTCTATGTATGGGAATTCAATGATTCCTGCGTTTTAGTCGATAAAATGCTTGCTTTTTCGTTGCAAAAAGGGTATTTTATAGATATGAAAATCCTTTTGGCATTATTTGCGTTGGCTGTGATTATTATGGCGTCGTTGTGCGCGTATGTATTTTTAGATACGTTCATGGTCGCTGTAGTTTTTTTGCCATTGGGCTTGGCGTTGTCTGCTCAGGCCGTGTCGACGCTGCTCTTTCTTGGAATTTTTCATTATAAAGACTGCTAAAATTTCCTGTTACCAAACATCCCTTTGTAATAGCCGAATATCGTATGTTTAACTGGAATAGTTAGACAGGCGGTCCGCTTTGGCTTATATCGATACCCTCCAGAAAGTGACCATACCGGTGCGCGGCGAGCCCGTTGAATGTATTGCGGGTTCCTTCAAGGGCGTGCCGTTTTTCTTTGAATCGACTGAATTTTCGGGCGGTGGGCGCAACGTCCAGACCAACAGCATCCCGTTTTCGAACGACCATGTGAACGAGGACACGGGCATCAATGTTCCGAAGTATTCGTTCAATATCTACTTTGTGGGCGAGGATGCCGAAAACCAGAAAAACGATTTCCTGCGCGTCTGTAACGAGGAAGGGCCTGGTGAACTCATTCATCCGTATTTCGGTGTATTCAAGGCCCGTGTCAACGCCCCGATAAATCTTTCTTACGGAGACTACCAGGAATACATTTCCGGTTCCGTGACATTTGTTCCGGAAAATGATTTCGAGCTTCGTAATATGGAGGTTTCGCTTTCTGGCAAGACTCGACAGAAAGCGGTAGATCTTCGGCAATCTGTGGCTGACAAGACGTCGAAAAGCTTCAAGGCTAAAGGAAAAAGCAAGTCTATTCTTGACAAGGCTGTCGAAATGTCTTACAAGGCTGTTGACGCGGTTTATTCTTGTAGAAAATCGGTCCAAAAGGCGGCTGAATTTGTGAAACGGGTTGGCAGCATTAAGTCTAATATCGAGGTCCTCCTGATGTCGCCCGGTGATTTTGTTGCTCGCGTGCAGAACCTTATAACGATGTCTGGCGAAATTCTTGGAATAGATGTCAGTCCTAAGGATAATGTATCCAACGGTATTGCGTTGATGGGTTTTACTTTAGCGTCAACAGATGTTTTTGAAATTCAGTCTGTTGAAAATCAAGCTGCGTTAGTGTC